TACGTTTAATGTTCGTAGGGTCAGATAGTACCTCATTAAGTACTTCACGATCTATATCAGATGCACCCTCAAATTCATTACGGATAATATCATCTTTGATACGTTCCGCACGTTTAGAGGTATCATCTTTCAATACAGATTTAGCTACATCGACTTCTTGTTTTGCACGCTCTAGTGTAGCCAATGACATACCGCCACGTGTAAAGTAAGAGGTTTGTTTTAATGCATCTACTGTTTCATCGGATAAGTTCATAGATACTTGTGCATAACTACCAATAGGAATTTCAACAGGTGCATCCGCCTCGATAGCTGCTTTTACTTCCTCTTGTGTAACTAAGCCATTATCTACCATATCACGGATAGCAAGTTGTCCGTTTTCAGATTGTACTAATTCCGCTACATCTACATATTGAGTTGATACACCTACTTTATCGCCCTGTGCTTGTACGATTTTTCCGTATAGTTCAGGGTTTTCTTTTGCGATTTTATTGGTAGTGCTATCCTTACGAACATTATCCATAATAACTGCACCATTGCGGTTTTGTTCAGCGATGATTGCTGCTTGTTGTTGTTCAGGTGTTAGCTTTTGAAAATCACGAAAAGCCTTTGCAGTACGCACACCACCTACTGCACCACCAATAGCACCAAACCCTATTACTGCTGGCAACGCTTGTTTCATTGCATCTAGTGAACCAATAGCAATATCACCTACGCTGTAATACCCCTCTAGGTCATTATCTTTACGTGTTAGGTTGTGTTGTACCTTTTCATTTACATCTTGCAAGCCCTCTTCAAACAGTTCAGGTACACCAGCTTTAATAGAGTTTTTAGCCATCTGTGCAACAGTTGTTCCAATGCCTCTATCAAATGTTGCTGCAACATCTGTTGTGCCATTTGTAATTACTTTTGCCAATGCTGATTTAGGCGCAACATTAGTTATGCTTTTACCGATAGCTTTAGTTGCTACAAATTCGATACCAGCATCAATAGCAGCGTATGACATAGCATACTTTCTAGCCTCTTCATTAGAATATACTTGATTGCCGTTTGCATCTCGTTTTTGAATAAGTTCAAGATATTTGTTACCAAAAGACATTTGATACATCTGTTCAGCCATACCAACTTGAACACCAGTACTCAAACCAGCTAATGCAGCTGGAATAGCACCAGCACCACCAGCTGGAGCAGTAGCAATAGCACCAGCCGCTGCCCCTAATGCCATACCCTCTGCAGCACGATTAGAACCCATGATAGCTTGTGCAGCCATCATATATGCTTGACTAGCAGTTGCACCAGCTACTGTTTCTAACACATCGTACTCATCCGCTTTACGATATTTAGATAGGTTAGATTGTAACCGCTCTACTTCATCGTTAAGTTCTTGAATACGTTTAGGGTCGGTAGCGGTTGATAGTTCCATACCAACTTTACCAAGTTTGATTTGGTCGTTAATCGCCCATGTGCTTTGTTGGATGCTATCCCATACACCATATGTATCTTTTACAGATTGTAGGTTTTGTAAAGTTGTGATAGCCTCTGCGGAGTTTTTATAATTGATACCAACTAATTCAGGGTACAACTCGTATACTTCATTAAGAGTTTTACCTCGATTGATTTGTGCTGCTGCTGCCTCTGCTCGTCTGATACCATCTTGACCGCTCGCCATGATAAGGTCAGGACTAATACCTAGTGCCTCACCACTATCATATGCTGATTGCGCCCAGTCTGCTTTATTCCACAAATAGATTTGCTCTGCACGATGCATTACAGGTTGTAAGATTTCACCAGCTTTATTTACAAAGTTTTCGCTTTGTTGCGGTGTAACATCAGTTTGTGTTAATGCGTTCATAGCATTCATATCAACAGTAGCGGTTGATGGGTCTTTTGTTAGCCAATCACTTACACCACTAGCTGCATTGCTAATAGCTTTACCATATGAATTGTCTGTTACTTGTTGTTGAACACCGCCCTCAAATCTTACGTTTGCGTGTGATCTAACACTAAACGTACCATTTGTTGCTTGTTCAGGTGTAATCTTATAATCACTCATTATTGTCCTAACCTTTCAGCTAATTCTGCTGGTGTAATGGTGTATTCTTCGCCCCTAGCATCTTTGTACACATAATATGGTTGTCCATCTGCACCAGTTGTGTTATACAAACCATACATACCTTGTGATGCTAATTGTGCATTCGTATAAGATACTGCAGCGCCTTTACCACCAAATGTGTTTGCTAACTTACCTACACCCCAATATTTACCAGTTTCAGTTGATGCGATTGTTTGTTCTGCCACCGCATCAGCACCCCATTGTGCCATTTGTGCTGGCGATGGGTCATATCCGTTTTTCTCTCTAAACTCTTGTACTTTAGGATAAACTGCGGTTGATACCCCTTGCCATTCAACACCATCTATTTTTCTACCAGCTAAGTTTTCTATGCTACTTTTCATTCCAGCCATATCAGGGGAATACTTCCCAGTACCATTTGAATATTCATCAAATTCATGGTTAATATCCGCTAATTGTGGAGCGGTAAAATACACACCCATTTCTCCTAGGTAACTATTTAAATCACCCATAGACTTGAATTGTCCATTAGCGATTGCAGCTTTAACCGCTAATACGTTTACCGATTTAGCTTGTAACGCTTTTGCAGCTGCCTTGTTTACAGAAATCTGTGCTTGGTTTAACTGACCTTGCATTGCCCTTTGATATTCAGGATGTGTTTCTGCATAGTCTTGTCGCATCTTCAATACTTCAACATCAGTTGCACCATTCTTAACCGCTGCTGCTACACGTTGTTCAATCTCTACTTTTTGGTTTTCAAGAATTTGTGCTTTACGTTTAGCCATGACCTGTAAACGTGTTGCCACGTTACGTTGGATCATATCTTTTCGCTTTTGTGCCTCTGCTGGTGTTTCTTCCCTAGCTTTTTCACCACCAAATAATTTTGCTTTAACTTCTTGTATATATTGACGAACACTAGGCTCATCACCATTGCCTTGTGGTGCATCCCATGAATAATGGTTGCCATCACCATCAATAGCATCAGGCGCACCATCTCTCCACCTAGCACCATTACCGGGCCCAGCATACCAAGCAGCAAATGCACCCTCAACACCATACTCTTTGGCATATTCACCAAGTTTATATGCAGCAACTTTCTTTTGTGCCTCAGGGTCTGTCATGTCCGCACCAGCTATACCAGCTTGTTCACTCCATTCAGGCCAGTTACTAGGCAATATTTGGAATAGTCCATACGCACCAGTTCTGCCATTAACCGCTCCAGCATCACCACTACTTTCTTGCCCCATAACTGCAGCCATGAGGTCTTGAACGCTTGCATTTCCACCGCCACTAGCACCAGCGACTTTACCAAAACCACCATTAAACAATTTATCTGTAACTTTGGTTAATAAGTCAGGGTCATTAGGGTCAAACTCGCCAATGATACTATCAATCTTGCTATCATCTGATGTAGCTAATACCATTGATGCATTACGCACCTTTTGACGATAACCCATGATTTTTTCTTCATCGATTAAACCTGACATGGCAGCTTGATTGATAACCTTATTAGCACCATCTAAATCATCATCAGCCATTTTCTTTTCAATCATTGTTGTAGCAATGTTTTGTTGCGCTTTCTTAACTTGTAAACGTATAGTGTTATCATCATAACCAAGGTTAGATAATTGTGCTGCTACACTACCGCTTACTTGTTTCATGGCATCATCAAACGCATCAGGGCTTGCATTTACCACCGCATTATTAGATATGTTTTGCACATTCATATCTAGTGCTTTCATAGCACTATCTTCAAATTGACCTCTTACAAACTTATTGATCGTGTTTGTAGTATTAGTCATATCATTATCTACAACTTTGTTAAAAGCATTGACCGCATCATTGAATTTAAAGCCATATTTCTCGGCTATAACTTGCCTTGCTCGTTTCTCTTGGTTTTGATAATCAAGCGGAATAGTCAAGGCATTTTCGCCCTTTCGGTTCATAGCACCATTATCAGGGTTGTATAGCCAATCATTCATCATGGCATTATATTCATTCGTTGCATTTACAACATCGGTCATTTCCTTTTGCTTTTGTATAGTCAACATTGTGTTGCCTAAATCACCAATGGCTTTTGTGAGGTTATCCATACCTTGTGTGTTACCACCATAAGCCATTTCATTTACATTAGCTTGTACACCGCCATTAATTGTGTTTAAGCGTTGATTACTATCATAGCCTATTAACTTCATTAGATACCCCACCTATTATTTCTGATAGTACCTTTGGTTACGAATTTCATTTTAGGCATACCTGCAGCCTCTAGCGCATCACTAGCTGGTGAGTAGTAATTATTACCACTACCTATGCTCTTACTTGCATATTGACCTTTCAAACCATAGATACTAGATGCACCACTTAATATCGTGCCTAGCATTGCCATTCTAGTTTGTTTCTTAGCATTGCTTGCCGCTGCACGTGCGGTGCTTGCCTCGTTGCGGTAGTTCATGCCATTAAGATATTCATTGTAGATACTGTTATTCTTGTTAGTTTCCCAATTCTGAATATCCTTATTGTACTCGTCATAGCTAGATGCCATGAGTTGTAGAGGAGTTCCAGCCATCATCAAGCCACTAGCACCAGTTTCTGCCGTATTCTGCCCTTGGATAAGTCGCATCTTATCGGACATTTTATCTCGTTCTTGCAAGGCTTGGTCTGCTATTTGTTCTTGCTTGCGATCACTAATACGTGCGTTCGCCTCTGCTACCCTTGCTTGTTGATTGTACATGGCAGCTTGTGCCTTGCCTTGTTGGTGTTGTGTAAACAATGTACCAACCATACTCGCTGCCGTTAATGCAATAGGGTTACACATTCGCATCCCCCTTTCTCAATGTGAATAAAACCATATCCCCATCGTTAATATCGTAATGAATAACCGCACCTAATGACTTTAGCCATCGAATGGTGCGGTAATTTTCTTTGTGTATGTAATTAAAAAGTACTTCCCTAGTTTGTAGCCACTCCCCAATGATATTCCTACTAACTTTCAAGAATTGTTTTTGTAGTGTTAAACTACGTTCAAAATCTTTACTCCCCAAAAAGTAAATGCAATGCATACCATTTAATGATGTGTTCGATACCCCATACACACATAATGGCTTGTCATTATCAATAACAATTCGACTTTGATAATCTTCCCCAAGAATATCGTTCACAAAGTCTTTTTCGCTATAGTTTGAATTTTTTCGATTGATATATTTAACCTCTAAGGCATCTATCGAACGTAAGTTGATATATAAATCACGAATTAAAGAAACGTGCTTAGAGGGGCAAATATTACATTCCATGAACATTTGGGAAACCACCGCCAATTTCTACCTCTCTTGTAACCGCTAACAGGTTAAATGGGAAAGGTTTTGAGTGTTTTATGCAAATTTCTGTATTTGTATTAACGCTAGTTGCTATCTTAGGTAACACGATTACAGTATCACCAGTAAATAACGATTTAGGTTTTAAGATTAAATCGTCTACATCATCAAATGTTTTGCCAACGCTGCCGCCATACGAACGATATAAACGCAACGCAACTCGTGTTATAGTTACCAATCTACATTGCAATGTACCATCGTTTATTTGTTGCTCTACGCTAGGTATTTTGATTTTAGTAGTGTATGGCAAACCAACAGTAATTACATTTGCTTTACCGTCTAATTTAATAACCCCAGTTGGTGGTACTACCCTAGATGGCATCTGTTGTCCATCAACTACTATATCTACCATTTGCCCTACTAGATGAGGTGCGTTGATGTAATCAGTCTTAATTGAATTAGCGACTTTAACATAGCAATCTAGGAACACATCGGAGTTATCTTCTGTGTACAACGGAATACTACGTTCAATACATTTCACACTCTTATTATTAATCACACGATCTACTACAAAATAGATTGTGTCTTGTTCACCCTCTGCTACACTTTCAACATATCGGTATTTGCCATTAGTTACAAAATGCGACCAACCATATACCTTTTGTTCAGGAATATAAGTTAAACAGTTGAGTTGTCCATCATCTCGAACGTAGTAAATAATACTGTCAGGGTCTTGTGCATAAGCACTCGTTACTGCCACATGACCTTTAACTAATGTTTTAACAAATAGCGTTAAGTCTTGCCCTGTGTAGTTGTCGCTCTCGTAAGAGTAACCCATATCACGAACAGTACCACCACGCTCTTGAACGAATACACATCGGTTACCGATAAACTGTGGTTCGCACTTTAACGCACCACGTTGTGTTTGTGTTTTAAGGTAACAGTTAGTAGGTGTAATAGTCTTGCTCCCATCAACTATCCACTCATTACCACTCGTTAGAACGATTAAGTCATTAGCTGGTACAAGGTGTCTAATCTCATACATCTTGCGGTTGATTACTGGTAGTGTAATTGCGCTATCATCTGTGATTGTACCGCCTACTTTTTCAACCCCAAAGTTAGGATAATCACCAGTACGGCTAAACCAAATATAGTTAGGCTTACTATCAGTAGCAGCAACTACAAAGCGGTCTTGATAGAATGTACATAGTTTCGGATAACCTCTACCCCTATTCCAACTGCCTAACTTCCATTGGTGGCTTGGCTCACCCTCTTTAATACCATTCAGAACATTAACCTTTGCGTTCTTAGCATCGGTTACGCTTTTAATCTCAACGATACCATATTGGGTAAACGGCATAATAGATAAGTCGCAATTCACAGAACCATCTTTAATATCGGAGATATATTTTAACCTTGCTCCAGCCTCTATCTTACCTGTATCAGTAACATTGTAGTCATTCTTAGAGGTGTATGTTCTGTAATCTTTCCATGTTTGACCATCGTTGTTAGAAATCTGTAGTTTTACAGTACCTTCCCATGTACCATGCGTTGTGAATTTCCATGATAACTCTGTATCAGTACTATACGCACTAACATTGTAATTGATGTTGTTATATATCTTTTCCGTTTGAAGTGGTACAAGCCCTCGTCTAATTTTTTTCTCTACCACTTCGCCAGCGGACTTAGTGTGTACCGCCTCTATGTAGTAAGCAATCTGGATAACACTACCTACCATGTCTTGTGTGAAGAGGTCTTTTGTGGATGTGATCGTATCGCTATTAACAGTAAGCGTATGTCCATTATCGGTGTTGATTTCATCATAAGGTTGTTCAGTTAGTTTGTATGCACTCATTCGCCAGTCTGTATCACTATATCGTGATAGCGTTTGAATAGGGTATTTACCACTACAAATGAACATTACATCGCCACTTTGGATGCAGTTTAATTCACCTACAACGTCCGCCTCAAATGGTGTTGATACCTCAACATTTGTATATACACCATTGCGCCATACTCTAACGTATCTATCACCAAATTCAAGCATGAATGATTGGTTCTTGTTGGTTGTAAACTCAAACAGTCTAACATGTTTATCATTGTACTTAGCGTAACCGATAAACTGTGAACCTTGCCTACGTGCTACCGCTCCATAGGGTCTAATAACTGCATTTTCAGCAAGTAGTAATGCACTTTTATATTGTTCAAGGTCAAATCTGCTTGATACATCTGGCGATACCTCGCCAGTAGTAAATGCGACTTGTCCGATATACATAGGTTGCATATCACCAACTCCTTGCTTTCAAATAGCTAGATACATAAGGCATATCTAGTCTACGTTCTTTTGCACTCATAGATTTTGCCTCTTGTAATGCTGCTTGATATAACTTGTATGATTGGTCGAATAAACCGCTATTGCCTGTTAGTGGCATTGCTAGGTCAGATGCCATCTTACAAACCAACGCTTTAACGAATATAGGGTTCATTACATCAGCATCGGTTATATCGTACACATAATCAATGTGCATCAATGGTACATCAGATACGATGTACTTTGTATTATTATCAGTTAGGTAAACATCATATTCACGTTGCTTTTCCGCTCGGTATCGTTCACCCTGTGGAATTACCGCAAGGATGCGAACACACTTTTCAGGGTAAGCATATACATAACCCCAACCATCAATCTTATGTTCAGATAGCACCGCTCGTTCACGTTTACGTGCAAAGTTCCATTCAAACTGCTCTAACAATACTTTGCGTGTTAGATCATAATGCAATCTACATTGTCTAGCAGGTTCTGTTTCTTCCGTCATTGAACGTATTCGCCCTGCATTGATAAGAGATAATGCTTGATTACAAATATCAGTAGGTGTCATATTTCCACCTTTCTATAAAAAAAGAGGGGGCAAAATACCCCCTCGTTCAATTATTCAGCAGTTTCTTCCGCTTTTTTACCACGTTTCTTTGGTGTAGGTTCTGCCTCTTCGACTTCCTCTACTTCTGCGACTTCTTCTGCACCAACAGTTTCAAACAAATCTTTGAAGTAGTCTTTATCGTATTCAGCTACTTCTTCTTTTGTAAATTCAACTGTTGTTCCCTCTTCAATTAAACCCTTTGTATTATGATAAAGGGTTACTTTTGCAACGTATTCCATATTATCCACCTTATTTAATGTTAATGCCACTTGTTAAGAATGCGGAGATTTGACCGCCAGTCATATTATTTGCGTTTACTTTGATATATTTCTTAGCACCATTAGCCAAACGCACTTTGTATTCTGTACCAGCTGGAGCATTAGCAGCCATAGTAATGCCATGTAATAATACCGCATTAGCCATGTTTTCAGTATCAGATGTATACACATTAAACAAAGGTGTGCCTGTTACTGTTTTGTCGATGCGAATTACAAGAAATAAGTTAGGGTCAGCATCGCCACCATTACCATTCATCACTACATCGGAGTTAGTGTTTGTTGTAATGTCTTTTTTGAAAAAGAATGTATTTTGAGTATCAATAATCATATATGTTTATCCCCCTATTAATTAAGCAGTAACTCGTGCTTCTGTGGAAAGTAATGCATCGATTTTACGAACAGGAATGCCATTCGCACGTGTAACCATTTTACCCATTTCCATATCTTCTGTGATTGTAGAGCCATGTACTTTGTTCTTTTGCAAACGTAAGAATGTACGCAATTCTTGGTTCATGTACCATACAGGACGGCAGCCTGTGAGAGATTGCATTTTTTCTTCTGCACGGATCATCAAGTTAATCAAGTTAGGGCCTGCGGAAATATCTTCTTTAATAGATTTCATATCGATATTAGCGATACGTACTACATAGCGCCAATCACGCACACACAAGCCAATGTTTTGTTCAAAGTGAGTACGATATGCTTCAAACAAAGAGCCGTCAGGTTTAGTAATTGTAGTTTTACCTTTATCTTCTTGTTGTAAACCTGCCTCTGTACCACGTGGATAGATACCATGTACAGTAAGTGGACCCCAACCCACAAGCCACATAGATGCAAGGTTAGCAGTACCGCCAGCATCGATAATATTTTTAGCGCTATCAGCTTTCTTAGGGTCTAATGTATTAAAACGTGCGGATAAGCCAACAAACTTTTCAGGAGTGCTTTCATCACCATAGAAAAGTGTACGTGCGATTTCTTGACCCATAGCCTCAACGAATGCAGCATCTTCTGTAGCACGGAACGCTACAGGGTCATTAGACAACTTAACCAACTTAGCATCTACTTCGGAGTAAGCCTCTAGCATACCGCAAGTGTCGGTAATTTGTTTTGTAGTAGATTTGCTAGGTTGTACACCGCCATAAAGCATGCGCCATGTAGCATCAGGTAAGCCAGTACGTACTGTTGTTTTGTTAGATGTACCATCATTACATTCAATCATTGTCATATCTTGAATGATTTCGTTAGATTGGTTTAATTGTTCGATGATTTGTGCAATTTTTCCGTTAGGATCCATACGCTTTTGCAAATCAATTAAAGTAGGGTTTTGTGTTCCGATTGTAGCCATAAATTATTTTCTCCTTTTATTTGAACATACTCGGATATAAATTTCTTCTAATCGCATCTTCTGATTGAGTACTGCCAGTTGGTTGACCGCCACCTGCATTGTTATCTTCTGCAGCCATATCAGCGATTTTCTCAAACATTTGGATAACTTCAATACGATTACCTAAGCCGTTTTCAGCTAAAATTTCACGAATGTTAGGAATTGTTTTTTCGATTAACTCCATACCAGTCGCTGCCTTTTGTACGGTTGCATCATATTTGCTTCCTAACACCTCTTCTGTGTGTTTTTTGTACCCCTCATACTGTTCAATCAAAGCCTCTTGTCTTTTAGTTTCATAAGCAGTTACAAGGTCAGTAGCGTACTTATTACCAAACTTAGCCATCTCGACTGCTTGGTCTTGCGTAGCACCTACGCTATTGAGTAGCTTAGAAAAGTCAGCTGCGATTGTTTGGTCTACTTCGTCACCATCAAAGGCTTGTGTAAAGTCATACACAGTAGGTTCTGTAGGTGGTTCTTGGTTGCCGCTTGTGTCAGTACTACCACCGCCTAAGATTGTGTCTTGGGTATTCGTGTTAGCATCCGTAGTAGGTGTACTACTATCTGCACTCGTTGTGTTATCATTCGTGCCTTGCGTTAAATCTTCTGCCATAGTCATTCACCTTTTTCCTCTAAATTTTTAAATAGTTTTTGTTGATTGATATATTCCAGTTGTGCTTGGTGGTATTTGAGTACACCCTCAACACCATCACCGATAGCACCAAGCATTTGCATATACTTTAGACCTACACTTCTTTTCCCCTCGTTAAAAAAGGTTTCTGAATTGCCAGTAAACGAACGCTTTAGAATGTCCGTATTGTCTAAAAGCCTACAAAAAAACCACCTACCAAGTTCAGTACTTAGTACGTGGTTAAGTGCATCAATATCACGATCACGAATATAATCTTGTTTAGTTTTCATCTACACCCCCATACCCATTAACTGTTGCATTACTGGGTTTCCGTCATTGGCTGCATCTGTTGCTTGTTTAGCAGCACCAGCCATTTGAGGTGCTAATTGTGCCATTTGTAATGCTTGTGCTTGTTCCTCTTGCTCTTGTTGTGCTTGTTGTTGTTGCTCCATAATTTGTTGGTACTCATCATTAGAACGAATAACCCTAGCTGGTACACCAAGATTTACACCATATATGTCCGCTGCCTCTTCAAAGTTGAATTTCTGAACGATGTTCGCATTACCCTGTGCTAATGACATTATGAAAGCATAGTACTGTTCAATATTCACCAATGAAGACATTTTCTGTGCTTGTGCTAATGGAGATATGTATTCTATCTTTACATCCATTCCGTTTAGCATTTCAGCAGTTTGTTCATCGATTGGTGGAAATATTCCAGCCCTATCTAAGATGCCATAAGTACGTTCAATGA